GCGGTCTGTCATACAACACCGACGTCACGAAGTCCCGCATGAACGAGGTTGACATTGAAGACGCTCAGCGCGGCGATATTGTCCTTTTCGATTGGGATTCCGACAGTCGCACTGACCATGTCGGCATCGTGGAAGCTAACCTCGGCGGAGGCTGGCTCCAGACGATCGAGGGTAACACCTCTTCGTCCGATGCAGGTTCCCAGTCTGCAGGTAACGGTGTCTACCGTCGTCAGCGTCACTACGGCATCGACTGCGTTCTCCGTCCCGAATGGAGTGATGCAGACTCCGAGTCCACCTCTGCTGGTGCGGATGCCATGAACGACAAGTGGTGGGGCACGGCTACGACCTACGCGCTCCAGGCGTCCATGGGTCTTCCCGCTAACGGCGGGATCGAGGACCAGGATGAGGACAACGAGGACTACTTCCCGCGTGCCGGCACTGGCTGGGATTGGGTCTCTAATCCTCACGACGGCTCCGACACTATTGCCGAGCTCCAGCGTCGTCTTGACATTGATGCTGATGGCATTGCGGGACCCGACACGGTGGAAGCGCTCCAGAAGCACCTCCAGAACCGTGGTCATGAGCTGACCGTCGATGGCTACTGTGGTTATCGCACGGTCGAATGTCTGCAGTTTGAACTCAACCGCGGAACCCTCTGGGGCTGAGTCAAAATGGCAGAGCTGATTGTCCGGGGCAGTTACTCTCGAACCGAAAAGTGGTTGAACAAACTAGCAAAAGGTGACATTGTGCATGGTCTAAATGCACTTGGCCGGCAAGGAGTAGCTGCCCTGGCTTCAGCGACACCATCTGACACCGGACTTACCGCTCAGTCTTGGGATTATCGGATCAAAAAAGGATCTGGTTATCTCGAGATTGAGTGGTACAACACAAACGTGGTCAATGGTTTTCCTGTAGCTGTCGGCCTGCAATACGGTCACGGCACGGGAACCGGCGGATACGTTCGAGGTATTGACTATATCAACCCAGCCATCAAACCGGTCTTCAAGGAGATCGAAAAGGCCATTGAAAGGGCGGTGAAAGATTGAGTACGTCTATTGAAGACAAGGTTGTCAGCCTTAAGTTCGACAACATGCAGTTCACCAAGGGTGTTGGTGACTCTCAGAAGACGCTGGAGAAACTCAACCGTGCTTTGGAGATGCGGGGTGCCACAAAAGGCCTCGATACTGTCGAGGGTCGCGCCAGTCGATTTAATCTTGGGACTTTGGCCGAGGCTCCAAAAGCAGTCGCAAATGGTTTTAGCGTAATGGCTGGTGCCGCTGCAGTCGCTCTCGGTAACATCGCTTCTAAAGCTATCTCAACTGGCGCAACACTGCTCAACTCGTTCACCATGAAGCCTATCATGGACGGCTTCGGGGAGTACGAAACTAAGATGGGATCCATCCAGACCATCTTGGCGAACACCGCCTCGAAGGGGACCACCCTTACACAGGTTACCAGTGCTCTCGACAGCCTGAATACCTATGCCGATAAGACCGTCTACAACTTCGCGGAGATGACCCATAACATTGGTCTCTTCACGAACGCGGGTCTTGGTGTCGAGGAATCTGCGTCCATGATTAAAGGCTTCTCAAATGCCGCGGCGGCTTCTGGAACCACATCTTCAGCAGCCGCGAACGCGGCGTATCAGCTGTCGCAGGCGCTCGCCACAGGTTCGATTAAACTCATGGACTGGCGCTCGCTTACGAACGCTGGTATGGGTAACAAGAACATGCAGGAAGGTCTTATTCAGATCGCTGAGGCGATGGGAACCTTCACAGGCACCAGCACCAACGCCGAAAAGGCCGCTCAGGACTTCAACGGATCCCTGTCCGAGGGTTGGTTGTCCGCAGACGTCATGTCCAAGTACCTGCAAATCATGGCAGGCGACATGGACGAGGCCGCGATGTCTGCTCTCGGACTTACGGACGCTCAGATTGAGCAGTTCAAGGTCCAACAGAAGAATGCCGAAGAAGCTGCTACGAAGGTACGTACCTTCTCTCAGCTTATTGGCACTGTCCAAGAGGCGATCGGCTCTGGTTGGGCCAAAACGTTCGAGATTCTGCTTGGCAACTTCGACGAAGCCTCTGAGCTGTTTACGAACATCAACAACGTCATCTCCCCGATGATCGATGGTATGTCTGATGCTCGAAACGCCCTTCTTCAGGGATGGGTAGATCTGGGCGGTCGTAAGGACATCATCGACGGTCTTGCATCGGCGTTCGACACTCTGTCGAGTATTATTTCAACGATCGGTAATGCGTTTGCTGAAGTTTTCCCTCCGATTGCGGCTGAAAATCTTAAGTCCATTTCGGAAGGCTTTAAGAATCTGATGGATTCTATGAAGCCTAGCGAGACTACGTTGAAGATTATCGGCGGAGTCGCCAAGACTGTATTCGCAGTTCTCAAGGATGGCATACAGATTGTCGGGGCTGCGTTCAAAATCGTAGGGGCCGTTATCGGCGGCGTACTTTCATCCATTGCTAAGATGTTCGGGGCAATGCCCACCGAAGAAATTGGGAACAGTCTAAGCTCGTTTAGCGATAAACTAGCTAAGTGGAAGGGTGCTGCCGACGCCGCTAAATCGGCTGTTGAAGTCATCAACAAATTCTTCGACAGCCTCAAGTCCAAGATCGACAACATTAGACCCACACTAGAGTCCTTCGGAACTGCGATATCAAATTTCTTTAAGAAGTCTGAGCAGTCCGGAAATAGTGAACCTTGGATTGTGAAATTCGCCAAAGCATGGTCGTCCGCAGTCAAAACTGTCGGTGGGGCAATTTCGCAGATTTCCCAAGCCGTTGGCAATTTCTTCAAGAATGACCTCAATCGGACAGGGACTTTAAGCTCGATTTGGGACTCCCTCAAGAATGGTATTTCCAAGTTCGTCAGTTGGATTTCGAATCTAAATCTCGGGAATCTGATAAAGAACGCGGTACAGATCGGCGGTCTAACCGCTGCATTTGTAGGTATAACCCGCGTCTTGAAGTCTTTCGAGAACATCGGGAAGTCTGCAGGTGGTATACTTGATTCCATTAAAGGGTTCTTCGAGTCTTTCGGATCCATTGGAAAGGGTCTCGGTGACGCCCTCGGATCGGTTCAAGGTGCTCTTAAGGGCTTTGAGAATGATCTGAAGGCCAAGGCGCTTATCAAGATCGCTGGTGCTATTGGCATTCTGGCGCTTTCGCTTCTAGTTATGTCGCTCATTCCTCTGACAGCTTTGGCTGGATCTGTGGGGGCTATGGGTGCTTCTATGGCGGCGCTTGTCGGGGGTCTTACGGTCTTGGACAAATACTCCGAGGATCCTAAAAAGGTCATGATGATGGCCGGGGCTCTGCTGATTATGGCGGGTGCCGTATTCGTGATGTCACTCGCAGCTAAGCAATTGGCGGGTGTCGATCCTGGATCGCTGTTCGCTGCCAGTGTTGCGGTTATTGCACTCCTAGGTGCTATGGTCGCGATGACTCGAGTCATGAACGGTGGTAAGAAGGCGATCAAAAACGTCATACTGATGCTCGGTATGGCCATCGCGATCAAGATTCTTGCCAAGGCGGTCGCGTCTATCGCAGAACTGTCACCCGCCCAGATGGCTTCGGGTACTATGGTGGTCATAGCTCTTATCGGGGCGATGACCGCTATGACTCGACTTGTCGGAAAGGGTAAGGGGGCTAAGATAGGTCAACTGTTCCAGATGGTGGGCGTTGCACTTGCAGTGTATATCCTTGGAAAGGCTGTAGCTAATCTAGGTGCTCTAGATACTAAGTCTCTTATTAAGGGTACTGTAGCCACCTCAGTGATCATCGGAGCACTCTCCCTATTTGGTAGATTCGCCAAGATTAAGGGTGGTTTCGGTAAGGCATTGATGTTTGTGGCTATCGCTGGCTCAGTATATCTTATCGGAAAGACTGTCGCACAATTGGGTAGCCTAGAACAGAGTCAGCTGCGAAACGGCACTCTTGCGACCCTACTGATCCTTGCTGCTATGGGTATCATAGTCAAGTTGACCGCTTCCGCAGGAGGTCTAAATACGGCGTTCACGGGTGCTGCATTCTTGGCCGTTGCATATTCGGTCCGACTAATTGGCGAGGCTATTGTGCAGCTCGGCACCATGGATCAGGCATCACTTATTCAGGGTGGAGTGGCCGTCGGTATAGTCCTCGGTGTCCTTGCCGCGATTGTAATGCTCATGGCTAATCTGACAAGTCCTGCTGATCTTGTAGCTCAAGCGGTCCTGTGGATTGCCTTGGCGGCAACGATGTATATTGTCGCATCGTCGATTGCAATGCTTGTCGAATATCCGTGGGAAGCTATCACTGTCGCGGTGGCTGCTCTTCTTGGTACTATGCTTGGTTTGGCATTGATTTCAATGCTTGCTCAAGGTAGTGTTGGTGGAGCTGCGGCCATGCTTATTCTGTCAGTAGCGGTAGTCGCTCTAGCATACGGTCTATCCATTCTTGCCGGAATCGGTCTCGAAGGGTTGGCCATCGCTATTGTGGCTCTGGCAGCCGCACTTGGCGTTCTGCTCCTAGCGGGACTACTCGCACAGATGGTGGCACCAGGCTTAGCAATCCTGGCCGTGGCAATCCTAGCCATAGGCGCGGCATGTATGATGGCTGGTGTTGGTGTACTGATGCTTGGAATCGGTATGAGTTCTCTAGTGGCAGCACTTATAGCGGCAGGAGCTGTCAGCGGCTCAACAATCCTCAAAATGGCAGCCGGTTTGATGTTGTTCGCAGTCGCAGGTTTGATGGCAGCGCCGGCAGCACTCGCTCTTGGTGTCGCCGCACTCGCTCTGGGCGCCGGATTGGCGCTTGCTGGCGTTGGTATGAAGATTCTGTCTTCAACCCTACCTCAATTCATCAACGCGGTGAATCAAGGTAGCAACATCGGCGTAACTGCGACTGCAAAGCTAACCGCCGCAATTGCAGCCATCGGTGTTGCAGCTACTGCTGCAGGGCCTGGCATGATGATGCTTGGAACTGGTCTTTCTCTGGCCGGCGTGGGATTGATGGTCTTGTCTGCTTCTGGTGTCGTGGCTTCGGCGATTCTTCCGCTGTTGGGCATGGCATTTTCTATGGCAGTTGCTAAGATCACCACCGCATTGACTCAGCTGAACCCCGCAGTCACGAGCTTCTCGACCAACGCCACTACGATGTCCACCACTGCTACGGGACTGAATTCCTCAGTCACCACGGCGTTCAACAGCATGAACACAGCAATCACCTCGTGCATCCCCACGATGCTGGCTGCTTGTGTCATGTTCCAAAGTCTTGGTCCGAACGTCGTCAGCAATATTTCGACTGGTATTGCTACCGCGACGCCTCAGGTCCAAGTGGCTATGACAACCCTCGTGATGACGATGTTTACCACCTTCGTCTCGAGGATCGGCATGGGTCAACCCATGGTCTATGCTGGCATATTGTCACTAGCCTCCCATATTAGTCTCGCGCTTTCCCGTGTGACTAGTATGGTCAGCTCCTCCGTCAAGTCTCTCGTCATGAATATGACTAGCGCTCTCTCGTCGGGCCTCTCAGGCATGGCCTCGTCGCTGTACGGTCCCGCCACACAGGTGGGTTACTACATCGCACAAGGCATGAATGACGGTCTTGCGAATCAGCGCGGTGCCTTGATGGAACGGGCCAGATCAGTAGCTGCTGCAATGGTCCAAGCTGCAAACGCGGAACTCCAAATCCATTCTCCTTCGAGGGTCTTCAAGAAGACCGGGTACTGGGCTGCCAAAGGCCTGGAAGTCGGTTGGACAGAGACCGCTGTAGACGCTGTGAACGCGGTTACACGTACTGCCGAAGAGTTTGAGAAAGAGTTCCGCAACATCATCGAGTCCATTGACATGGATGAGATCTCCGATGACTTCTCACCAGTCATCACACCCGTGCTCGACCTCTCTGAGGCCAAGGCGAGTGCTGACGATCTCCGTTCGATGTTCGGAGCCGAGACCTTCCGTGGCGTTCAGAACGCTGCATCTGGAATCGGTTCTCGACCTTCTGAACAGAGTAGTCAAAATGGCAGTGGAAAGACTGTCATCTTCAACCAGTACAACAATTCGCCGAAGGCTCTGTCTACCACGGAGATTTACCGTCAGACAAAGTCTTCAATCTCAAGGATAGCAAGAGTATGATCTATACCATTCTCGCGTCAAACGACAAGGGCGACAGTGTTGAACTGGATCTGGCGGATCCCTGGGCCGGAGGTATCGCAGTTGTTGGTGCTTCCGGCCTCGGGCCGTCCGAGGGTACCGTCAACATGGTGGACTTCGCCACTTCCGACGGAGCCCTGTTCAACTCATCGCGCATTCAGTCTCGAGAGATCGAACTGAACCTCCAATTCCTCGGACAAGACATCGAGGGAGTCCGGCATAAGCTTATCAGGTTCTTCCGAGTAAAACATCGAATCGTCCTGGACTTCATCACCGACACTCGACAGAGTTACGTGGTCGGCTACGTCGAGAAGAACGAGATTGATATTTTCAGTAAGACTGAGGGCGCTAATATCACCATCAAGTGCCCTAATCCGTTCTTCCGACTGAGGGACCCCGATAAGGGTAAGAACACCGTTCGATTCACAACGGCCACCCCGTCTTTCGAGTTCGTATTTCAGGACCCTAAACCAGACTCTCCGTCACTTATATTTGGTCAGATGACTCCGACCGGTGAAACGATCATCGAGTACGAAGGCGACGCTGATACGTCGACAGTCATCGATATTCAGTTCCTCGGTCCTGCCCAGGGTGTCAAGCTGTACAACACGACGACCCAGACGAAGATCAACATCGACACCAACGAGATCGCACGCATATTTGGCTCTGCGGTCAGGGCTGGTGATCGAATCAGCATCTCTTCGGGAGTCGGCGACAAGTACGTCAAGGCATATCGAGACGGTAAGGTCTACAACGCACTTAGCGCCCTCGATAAAGACTCTGCGTGGGTCTTTCTGACTCCGGGGGATAATATGATCACAGTCCGAGCAGACCAGGGGATTGACAACATCTCTGCAATGCTCACCTTCGAAAACCTATACGAAAGTATCTAACATGGAATTCCGAGTACTCGACGAGGACTTTGTGCAAGTCCATGTATTAGACGTTTTCGAGAGTGCGATCTGGACAGATCGATTTTTCGAAGCCGGCGACTTCAAGATCAAACTTCCTCTGACCGCTGACAACTATGAGTATGTCTTAGTCGGACGCTACGTCTGGAACTCGATGTCGGACCGTATCATGATGATCGAGAAGATCGTCATCGACTCTTCTTCTACAGAAGGCTCGATGATGACCATATCGGGTCGGTCTCTTGAGTACCTGATGTTCCGTCGGATTATCTGGGGTCAGCGACGTCATCAGACCAATCTGCACGATACCATCAAGGCGATGATCATGGAGAACATGGTCACTCCTTCCGACGGTGCTCGTGCGATGTCCTGGCTTACCTGGGAGGACAATTCGGACTCCCGACTCTCCAGTATTCAGGTTGACGTCCAGCACACGGGTGACAACCTCTATACGGCCGTCACAGAGCTCCTTGAGAAGCACCACATCGGCATAGCGTTCCTGTACGATGGTCCTGGACAGATCCGAATTCGCCTCGAAGCAGGTGTCGATCGATCATACGCTCAGAACACTAACTCGTTCGTCGTATTTTCGCCTCGATTCGACAATTTGATCTCTGGACGATTCGCCTCGGATATTTCCGCACTCAAGACGGTCGCCTTGGTCGGTGGTCCTGGCGAGGGTAGTGCTCGAATCTACGAGACGGTCTCTAGCGGAGCTACAGGTGGATGGAATCGACGGGAGGTCTTCATCAATGCCTCGTCCGTACGAGACAAGGATGATGACAACAATACCATTCCTGAGTCAACCATCCGTGCCAATCTCCGCGAGGAAGGCACTACAAAGCTCGGTCTTTCTGAGAACCAACATCTCATCGAATTCGATGGTGAGACAGCGGAACACACCATGTACCAGTACGGTACAGACTACCGCATTGGTGACATCGTCCAGATTCAGGACTCAAATGGGTTCAACATTCCTACTCGCCTCATCGAATTCATTCAGAGCCATGACCAATCCGAGGTCAAGTTCTACCCAACATTCAAGCAAGATAGTAAGAAGTAAGGAGGTTCAAAATGGCAGTAACTTCAGGCTTCTTCAACTCCGTTAACGGAGACCGGAAGTACTCCGCTGAGCAATTTGGTTCTATCTTTGATGGTGTGATCGTCGATGGCATTTTCTACGCCGTCGGAGGCCAGTTCCGAGTCGTTCCTGCGGGTGGCAACACTATCGAAGTGGCATCCGGACGAGCTTGGTTCAAGCATATTTGGATCTACAATGACGCCCCTCTCCGTCTCGAAACTCTCCCCGCCGACGTCCTGACGAACAGGATCGACACAGTGGTCATCGAGGTCGACAGCCGTACTCAAAACCGTCGAGCGACCATCCGTGTCCTTGAAGGCGAACGAGCATCGACCCCCCGTCGTCGAGCCATGCTTCGTGACAGTGGTGTCTACCAGTACCCAATCGCGGACATCTATCGATCCGCAGGAGACACCAAGATCGAGGCTCGAGCCATCACATATCTTGGTGGCACGGGTGATACTCCCTGGGTTACCGGACCGCTCAAGACGATCGATGCCACTGATATTTTCAACCGCTGGGATCGAACAATGACCGAACAGAAGGACGCCGCTAAGAACGCCTATGACGAAGCAGTAAAGGACATGCGAAACGAAGCATATGCCTTGCTGAACGACATCCAGGGTATGCTTGGCGGAGACGCTCTCTCTGCTATGGCCGCTCAGATCATCGAACTTAAGCAGCGCCTCGGAGACGACTCTTCAGGTACTGTCCGTTTCGATACAATCGAGGACCACCAGGGTAACTCTATTCAGGACGGAAACGGTCAGCCGATCCTAGGTAAGATCGTCTACAGGAAGGTGTGATATGGGACGAGTACGAGATCTACCAAAGGCAACCGTGCTTAGCGCCGGCGACTATATTCTGATCGACGGTCCGACGGGCACTCGAGCCATCCCCGCAGACCGGGTGGGTGGAAAGGGTGGAGTTCCGAATACCCCCGTGGTGTTCAACTGGGCGAATCTTATCCGTCCTGGCAACACGGAGCAGCGCAACACCATCGTCCGTAAGGAAAACCTGGGAACGTTTAACGGCACGGTTGTTACGGCTTTGAACAATCACCGTTACAACGATATTTTCCTTGGGGATTATTGGGAGCTCCCTAACGTCGGCAAGATCGTAGTTGGCGGTTTCAATATGGCTCCGGGGGTAAATGGAGATCACGTTGTCCTGGTGGTCGTTCCTTACGCTACGATGCGTCGTAGTGGTGGCACTGCTGTTGACGAGGCCAACGAGATCGGTGAGCTCATCAAGAACACGCCCGCACTCGCAGGTATGAGTACCAAGACGTCGATGATCATTCGTCCTGGACTCCGAAACCCATTGCCTTCGGCATATTTCCCGCTGACCCTTGCTGAGGCTGGGTATCCGTTCCCGATTAACGTCGGCGAAACGCATATTCTGCTTCCGGGTATAGCGTCTCACGCACCGACGGGTATCACTACCGCAAGTCGAAACGGGGACAAACTCCTCGGTATTGGCAGTGCGCGAATCATCACCGAAGACCGAAATCTCCCGGTTATCACCGGAATCATCGTAGGATAGAACATGGCAAAATTTGACGCATATCCCAAGGCAGATACCCTCCTACCTGACGACCTTCTAATCACGGATGGCACCCGTGGCACTAAGACAGTCAAAGCTGAGGACGCAGTATACAAGATGCTCGAGAGTCTCCCTCAGATGCATCGCACCATCTGGCGCGGTAAGAATCTGGGCTCTCGATATACCTCCCAGCAGGCTGCATCCGTGGCTAATGGGACTCTGACCGATATCTGGCTCGGCGACTATTGGGAATCCGACGGCATCCGCTGGACCATCGTCGACTTCGAGGTCGCCAACACCGCGATGCAGGACATGCCTGCGACGTACCTGACGATCATGCCGAACAAGACCGTCGGTATCGCAGAGTACATTCAGGGCGATGACCAGAACCCGACCATGGCGGAAACGCACATTTATCGGAACATCGATGAATGGCAGCTCTACAAGTTCGAGCGCATCTTTGGTCGAGACCATATTCTCGAACACTGGGTCTCTTTCGAAGGCAAGTTTGAGGATTCTTCGTGGGAGTCCATGAACACGGCTGGTCCTCACGACATCACCTTGCTCAAGCGGAAGGTCTGCCTACTCACGGAGATGGATTGGTTCGGCTGCCGACAGGTAGATGCACGAGTCGCCCAGCAGTGGGCTCTCCAAACGTCTTCCACCAAGCAGTTCGCGGCCTTCCGTTACGGATGGACTCCGATCCTACCCGAGGACCGTGCCGTGTGGCTGCACTCCCGTCCGTCGCGTCGTTATTTCGGATGTGTCAGGCGAAACGAGGGCATCTGCATGGACGTCGGTACGAAGCAGATGGGTATGCTGCCTTACGCACTTGTCCGCTGACTCTACGGAAAGGAGACTTAATGACCGTATGGACTGAAGCTCTAATCGCAATAACCGTGGCCCTTGTTTCCTCCAACGGTCTCTGGCTATATTTCAGCAAGCGATCGGACAGGAATGACGCCACCACCAAGCTTATGCTTGGACTAGCACATAACCAGATTATCGATCAGGGTATGATGTATCTTGATCGAGGTTATGTGACCAAGGACGAGTACGAGGACTTCGTCAAGTACCTCTACTCGCCATACGCTGTCTTCGGAGGCAATGGTCTCGCAGAGAAGATATTCAAGGAGGTAACTAACCTCCCAATTCGTCGAAAGGAAGATGATGAGTGACAAGATCTACAACATCCTCAAGTACTGCGCTCTGATTGGCATCCCTGCCATCGGCACGTTCTATACGACTATCGCCGCTCTCTGGCACTGGCCGTATATCACAGAGATCAGTGGTACGATCCTGGCATTCGATACGATGCTGGGCGCGTTCGTTGGTATTTCCTCAGCGAACTACCAGCCCACCGCCGACGGGGTCCTGCATATCAATCCTAACACCAAGGAGACGTACGCAGCCCTCACCACGCCCACTGACACGGTTCTCTCAAACGGGACGATGACCCTGAAGGTGCAAGAGAGTCCGGATATGTGACGCACGAAAAACTAGGGGTATATTGAGATCTACAGAAAGGAACTCTCATGTCCGATGAAAAACTCACCCTCGACGACATCGAACAGGACCTCATCAATCAGGTCTACGGCCTCGAAGCCGACAACGAAAAGACTACCATCGCAATTGAAAACCTCAAGACGATCCACCAGATCAACGAGAAGCCTGAATCGGTTTCTCACCGTCTGGTTCCGTCCGGGGACTCTATTGTAGGCGCGGTCTGCTCGATTGCCGGTATCCTCGCCGTGCTTAATTATGAGCAACTGCATCCGCTTGCGTCAAAGGCTGTCGGTTTCATCACCAAGATCCGCCTCTAGACCAAAACTTAAGGACTCCTAAAAAACAGGGGTTCTTAAGTTTTTCGCACAATTTACATGGCCTTTTACGAGACTATTACCAACAGAAAGGTCCCCTCATGTCCATCGCCATCATTCTTCTTATTATCGCGATTATTTTGGGCCAGGCATACTGCAGCTACAAATACGAATCTCGACTCTACATGATTCGAGAAGCTGTCAACAAGGCTTTCGAAAATGCCGATCCTAATTTGAACAACGATACGCTGGATGAACTCATCTTGGATATTTGGTACGCCATGTACAAGTAGTTCATAACTCATAGCCCACAAGGGTTATGAGTTTTTCACAACTAGATCGCATGATTTACACGGTCTATAATGAGAAGACATACAACTCTGAAAGGAACTCTCATGACCCTCAAGACCGCACGTCGCGTTTTCTTTGGAACCGCCGCCACTTCGCTCGTCCTCACCTTCGCCATCCAGAAGGCATTCGAGCACTACTATGGCGACGAATTCACTGAATGCTCGCGTATGATCCGTAAGGCTCAGTTCGGATTCTGACCCCAGATCAACCCTCTCCCTCCTATAACCCCTAACACGGGTTATAGGTTTTTTTTTTCTACCTGAAGGAGCTATCATGGCTATCATCCCCACCACCGACTCCGTCTACCGCTGCTGCAAGGTGTTCGACTTTGACACCGTCTGCCATATTCTCCGTGAACTCAAGCCTAATGGCTGGGGTGTCTACGGAAACAACATCGACGATTTTCGACTCCGCACGCTCGCTGACTTCATGGGTAAGTCGTTCAACAGCACGGGTGGATCCATCGAGGTCGAATCCCGGACTGTCAACCACACGATTGAGGGCGAGACGAAGTATCGCTACATCCGTGACGGAAAGGTCGTTTCGACTGTAATCCGCACACAGGATCCCGACTTCGAATTCCACGACAATGAAGGTGTTCGTCGATTCCTGTCTTGGGAAGAGTGGGATCAGTCCGGACCGACCCACGTCATTCTCCCACTTCGCCTCCTTTCCAGTGACGCGCCTGAGATGTTCGATGCGAACGTTCTCTTCACCACTTCGACGGAGTCTGTCATGCTTGTCAAGACGACTTCTAAGAAGGCTCCCATTTTCGTCTGCCGAGTGAACGGACTTATCTGATGTCTATTGTCAAGCCCCTCATCAATTTCCAGAACGCCCTCTCAGTTACTATGGGGTGTAGGTTTGGAATCTTCGTTGACGATCCGCTGGACGCTCTGAAGATCCACAGTGTCGTCGATGCCATCCCAAACATCGACCCAGATTGCAGTCTGCAGCCAACCGTCATCGTCCCAACATACCCGTATGTTGCCGGGGGACATAATACCAACAGTGCGGACTTTATCTACACTGTTCCTCGAACGGGCGCTACACGAATTCTCTTCAATGAGACTCTCCGTGGCCCTATTCAAGGAATTCCTTGGGTCGTTAACCGTGCTGTGGTCCTTCCCACATATATGTACGAGACTGGCGCAGCACAATGCTTCGTCGTCTGCTACGTCTTCTGCGAGCAGCAACCCGGCAGTGAAGTCCTCGATCGAAAAGAACAGATCGGTACTGAAACTGTCTTCATTTCTCTTCCTGACCTCCGCAAAACCCAACTCTGAAAGGAAAGCACAATGCTCACCCTCATTTTCCTCCTCTTTGTCGTGCTCGGATTCCTCGGCTTCCTGGTAATCTGGGATACCATTTCCAGCATCTTCAAGTCGAAGATGATAGCCGGTGGTGTCATCGGCTACCTCATCGCCAAGTACTTCCAGAATAAGGACCAGAACCGTGATCTCTGATTTCTTCCTCATCTCGGCCATCACTGCTTGGACGATGGTTCCGGCAGTGGTGGTCATTTGGGCCGTCAACCGATAATACAACACAGGAGAAGCATATGATCAACATCGATTTCAAGTCCTACGGACGTCTCGCTGGAGCGTTCATCCGCAACAACTCTCAGGTTATCCCAATCAGTATTTTCACTTTTTTCTTCTTCCTTTTGCATTTGCATTTCAAATTTTTCATATTCAGAAATTAAGTTGCCTAATTTAGAAATCACATAAACTACGACACCAATATCATCACCAAATCCAATAATTGGCAAAATATCAGGCACTGCATCAATTGTTGAGATAACATAAATAATTGCTCCCACAATCTTTACCTTATCCATTGTTGGAATCTTAAATTCTCCTCTTCTATCTGATTTCACCATTCTCACAAGAAGTTC